CCGGATCTGTTGGCTGTGGTTGAGGAGGTGGAGGGGGAGGAGGTAACACCTCATCAATATTTTGCACCTCAAGAGCTTGATACATACGGCGATAGGCAGCATGTAAATTATGGATTTGTGGGTTAGATTGAGCTAATTGTAGCTGTGTTTGAGCTAATGTTACCCTCTGAGCCATTGAAAAGATGTTAGGATCACTAACTGGAATAACATCTACACGTCCATCAAAGTCCTGTGCTTTTATCTGTTGTGGTGCACCAGCTACTTGATAAGGGTATAAAGGAGGTAAGTTCTCTCCAAATATACGTGCAAGTAGCCTAAATTCGTTACGTTGTGCATAATGTAAACGTTTGTGTATTGCAGACATAACCTTTGTGCCACGCTCAATCATAGCAACTGTTGTACCCACAGGAGACTCTTGGCTCATATCACCAAGCGTTTGATCTGCTAATGCAATAAATCTTCTGCCATCATTAACTATTCCACCAAGAAGTTGGTTCAAAGTAGCTGATGGTTCCTTATAAGGAAGTGGGATAATAGAATCTCTAATGCTACCACCTGGTGCATCAATGTCTCTCCACTCGCCAGGTTGCAATGGTTCATCGTCATTTCGAACTCTAACGCCCCTTGCTTTAAATCCAGCAGGAAGATTGGACAATGTACCAGCATCTATCAACTGACGTAATAAACTTGTTGCCGCTCTACCAAGCCCACCAATCATATGTATTAAGCCAAAGCCGTAGAACCCAAGACCAGGCATAAACTTGTAGTGTACAAAGTATTGACGCTTAGTCCTGTTTGGATCTTGCTGATCATAGTTTCTTCGTATTGCTAAAACTTTAGCAGAGTTATCATCTAAGGTAACAATGTAAGGAAGTTTAATTCCTGTTGGTTCTCCGGTGTTAGGGTTCTCATCTTCAAAACCTTCTAGATCTAATTCAACATGAACCTCTAAGATATTAAGAACATCATCGGAGTAGTTCTTTGAAATACCCTCTAGCTCGTTAACCTTTTGACGAACAGAATCTGACTCCTCATCGCCACCGCCCTTTAGATCTATGTCCCTATACAACTGAGCTACCTGCATCTTACGAACTTCATTAATGTCCATACGTAAAACATGTGTAACACGAGTAGCAGTCGCTAGGTCTGACGCAGAGTAAGGCACAACCAAATCTTGCGCTGGCACAAACTTAGAAACGGCTCGACCTTTAGCCGCATCAAAGTACACCTTCTTAAAGGTAGAACCTGATAGCGGTAAATAGAACAACATCTGATCCATGTCTGGATCAAACTCCTGCATGATCTCCGTGATCTGATAGTTCATAAAATCTTTAACACGACTTGCTTGCTCTTCATGTGCAGCGTCTTGAACGCCCATCAATCGAGTGCGTACTGGCCCCCCAGGTGGCAACATTTCCTTGTACGCTTGTGATTGGAACTGTGTAACGGACTCACTGATTAAAGGATGCGTGATGCCTGAAGCCCCTTCAAAAGGAGTAGATCGTTCAGTTGTCTTCAATCCAAGCAAATCTAGCCCATTTACGTAGGTTTCTTCCCATTCTGACCTTGATTCTAGGTCTTCTTCGTATAGTGATCTAAGCTCCGCAGAAAGCTCATCAAGCACACTATCACTTAAAATCTCGGCTAAATTAGCATCAAACGGCATAGCATCCGCAGGAACTTCTATCTCTCCGTTCTTAATCGCTTCAATAATAGCACCACCCTGACCGTCATCAGTTATTTCAGCGCCATCTTCAAAGCCCATTGGTTCGTTTACAGATACTTCTACTTCTGGAAGACCAGCTGTATCCCCTGGTACTAAGCCAGAATCTACAAGTGATCCCATTGGTTGTGGTGGTAAAGCCATTAATAATACTCCCGTTTTCTGGGCCTCCATTCATCGTCATATTCATCTTCGCCATTAAGAGATATAAAACCTCCTTGACGAAAACGCATCAGTGCTAATGTCATACTATCACAAAAATCGTCATAGTCACCATTAGGAAATGAAGAAACCTCTTCTATCACTTCATCTGCAAACTTTTTGTCCTTTGGTGCCCATACAACCCCTGCTTCAAACAAAGGAGCAACCATATGCATTCTCGTCACCTTATCACGTCCTTTGCCCGGTGAGAACCCCAAAGCTGGTATTCCCCGTAAACGTAGTTCATCTATCAACGGTGTACCAGTTGCTTTTGCCTCCACTAAAACCATGTCAGGCTCCCAATAATCGTGCTCTTCGTAGGCAACTTCCTTTAATTCAGGGAAACTCCACCGCCCACGCTGGGCATCCATCAAAATTATGTGGTCTGGTCCCCCATCTTCTGGATTAAAGATGCCCCATGTGGTGATTGCACTGTAATCCGCAGTTTCTTTCTTACTAAACGCCGTATCGTAGGACTGTAGTATGTATTTTACGGGCGGAATCTTCTCTTTTTCCCAATCTTGCCACCAAATCCGCTTAATAATTGCACTTTCCGTGGATGTGGGCTGTTGTTGCCACTGCGCTGACCACTTACCTACAGGTAATGACGCCTTAATAGACAACAACGCCTCTTTTTTCCAGAACTCAGGCCATAATGGTTTGTCTGAGGGCATAATTGCAGGAAATTCTACCACTTCCCACTGATCCGACATGATGTCGTTGCCCTGTGCCGCCAATAATCTGCCTGTTAAGTCCTTTTTTCCCCATCGAGTCATAACAATAATGATGGAACCACCAGGTTGAAGCCTCTGACGGGGGCCAGATGTGTACCATTCATAGGCATGATCAAATGCGGTGTCACTTAAAGCGTCTTGTTCCGAGTGTGGGTCGTCAATTACAAACAAATCCGCACCACGACCAGTCACCGCTGCGCCTACACCCGCTGCAAAGTATTCACCGCCCTTGTCCGTTTGCCATTTTCCAGCACCCTTGTTGTCTTCTTTCAGGTTAGTTGTTGGAAATATCTCTTTATATTGTGGGTCATCAATAAGATCTCGAACCTTGCGTCCAAATCGAACAGCCAGCTCTGTATTGTGCGTTGCCTGAATAATCTTGAGCTTTGGATTACGACCCAAAAACCATGCTGGCATAAGGTATGATGCAAATTCAGACTTAGAGTGACGTGGGGGCATATTGATGATAAGGCGTTTTAATTCGCCACGCGCCACACGTTCTAGCTTTTCTGCAATAATTCTGTGATGCTGCCCCTCGATAAAGTTTTCATACACATGATGAGCAAAAGGCATAAACTTCTTTTGTGCCTCGTCTCTAATGTCTAAAAGTTTTTTAGCCTCAGTAAGAGCGAGTATCTCTTTCAGGGCATCTTCTGGAAGAGCCTGTAAATTCAAAGCTGTTATCCTTGTTCTTCACCAACCATCATTGTTACCATAGGTTGGGGCATGATCTGATACCTTTGTTGAGTAGGATACGGTTGCAATGGTGTTGGAACAAAACTTCCCAAACCACCGATTGGTGTATAACTTGGTGGACCTACAACCTCAGAAGGTGGAACATATGGAGGAAGAGGATCTACTGGATCATCCTCATCGACACCTCCATCTCCTCCACCAACACCAACAGGGACACATACGTTTGTAGCTGCATCCATCACAAAGCCTGCTGGACATGGATCCATGTCAATTGGTGGAAGGTCTGGAGGACTAATGTTGTCATTCGTCGCAGGGGTTCCACTTGTGCTTCCAGCCGCGTTCATTGCATCTACTCTGTCTTTAACATCTCCATCAGCAAGATTAGCTGTTCTATCTCCAGAATAAGAAACGACATTTCCGTCTTTATCAATTCCAGCGGAGCCAACTAAATTACCTTGTTTGTCATATACAGGGTTAAAAGAAGTAGGTGTTGGTCCAGTAAGGCCTACCTTTTGCATCATACTTTGAAACGCGCTTGGGTCATCTCTTTTTTTCCCCATAACGTCATCAAACACTTGTTGTTTTTGTTGAGGATCTATTGCAAGTTTTGCTCTTGCTATAAGACCTTCCAACCCTGTTTTGCTTGCTGCATCGTCTTTTTGTTGTTGAAGACTTAAAGCAAGATCTTGAAAAGCAGCGCCTTTAGTTTTAGCTTTAATGCTTTCTAGCAGTTGTTGTTTTGCTGCTTGTTCTTGTGCCGCTGTTTCTTGCGCTGCTTCTTGTGCCGCTGCCGCATTTGCTGCTTCTTGTGCCGCTGCTGCCATTTGTCCTGCTATTGCCGCATCTGCCGCTGCCATTGCTGCTTCTTTTGCTGCTGCTTGTTGTTGAGCTGCTGCGCCAGGACTACTATAACCACCGCTAGGACCTTCGCTTCCACCAAAGCCTGCAAAGCCACCGCCACCGCTATAACCGCCACCGCCATCTGGTGAAAAGCCGCCATCTCCTGGAGGATATGCCGGAACATTGCCCGGACCAGCAACGCCGCCTGGGGTTGCATTGTACGATTCCAGTAAGTCAACTTCAAAAGGATTAATATATGCAAGATCATGACGCTGACCTTGGATCGTTGTCTGACGTGGAATACTACCACCCATGTTCATTTTTCTCATATCTCTCTCCTTTGTTATCTTCCTGTACCACAACTATTGTATTTATGCAAAGCCAACATTTCTAATGCTACTTGCAAAAGGCGACGAATCCCCCCTACCTTGTTGCATAGGAGCAAACTGTGGAGGCGGAGGTGCAAAACCACCAGAACTTCCATAAGGAATAGGCGGTTGAAACTGACTAAATCCCATAGGCGGAGGAGCAAACTGCCCGTAAGCCTGCGGTGAAAAGAACCGAGGAGGAGCCATAAAGGGTGATGCACTGCTCATAAACGGATTACTTTGCGATGCAAATTGATTCTGACCCTGACTTTTCTGATCAGCGTTCTTAAACATCTCACTCAAAATCTCCGACTGCTGGGGATTGCTCGACTGTAGCTGTGTGGCAAAGTCCTGAAATAAAGGATTAGAGGCCAATGAACCAAGAACCCCCGTTCCTGAAACAGGAGCCGGAGGAGGCGTGCGCGGGGGCGGA